TAGAAAGCGTTATAGAAATAAATGGTTTAAAGATAGCTCTACCTCCTACTCCAAAAGAAATTTTTAAAAGATCTAAAAATAAAGAAGATCAATATTGGCAAGTAACCCCACTAAGTAAAGAGTTAAATAGAATAAAATCTATATTTCAATGGCACGAAACTCCCGATACTTTTAAATCTCAATGGGTAGACTATATAGAGGGAGAATTTGATAGAAGAGAGCAGGGATATTGGTTTATGAATAACGGGAGCCCTACATATATAACGGGGACTCATTATATGTATTTACAGTGGACAAAAATTGATGTAGGGAATCCTGACTTTAGAGAAGCTAATAGGATCTTTTATATATTCTGGGAAGCCTGTAAAGCCGATAAGAGAAGTTTTGGTATGTGCTATTTAAAAATAAGACGTTCAGGATTTTCATTTATGAGTTCATGTGAGGGTGTTAATCAAGCCACTATTACTAAGGACTCAAGAATAGGAATACTATCTAAAAGTGGTTCTGATGCTAAAAAAATGTTTACCGACAAAGTAGTTCCTATATCTAATAATTACCCTTTCTTTTTTAAGCCTATACAGGATGGTATGGATAAACCTAAAACAGAATTAGCATATAGAGTTCCTGCTTCTAAAATTACAAAAAAGAATATGTATCATTTGGCTGACGATGAACTCGAAGGATTAGATACTACTATTGACTGGAAAAACACTGGTGATAACAGTTATGATGGTGAAAAATTACAATTATTACTTCATGATGAGAGTGGTAAATGGGAAAGGCCTGATAATATTTTAAACAACTGGAGGGTAACTAAAACTTGTTTGAGATTAGGTAGTAAGGTTATTGGTAAATGTATGATGGGATCTACTTCTAATGCGTTAGATAAAGGGGGTAGAAATTTTAAAGATCTTTATGAAGACTCTTTTCCCTCTAAGAGAAATGCAAATGGTCAAACAAAAAGCGGATTGTATTGTTTATTCGTTCCTATGGAATGGAATTTTGAAGGATATATTGACAGACATGGAATGCCTGTATTTAAAACACCTATCAAACCCATAATAGGTATAGACGGAGAAGATATTAATATAGGAGCAATAGATTATTGGGAAAACGAGGTGGCTTCTTTAACTCAAGATCCTGATGCTTTAAATGAGTTTTACAGACAATTTCCCAGAACAGAATCCCATGCGTTTAGAGATGAAAGCAAACAGTCTTTATTTAATTTGACAAAAATATATCAGCAAGTAGATTATAATGATTCTTTAATTATAGAGCATCATACTACACAAGGATCTTTTCAGTGGAAGGATGGAATTAAAGATACTGAAGTAATATGGTCGCCTAATAAAAACGGAAGATTTTTAGTAACATGGACTCCAGGTAAAGGATTGATGAATAAGGTTATAACAACCAGAGGTATAAAAAAACCAGGGAATGAGCATTTAGGTTCTTTCGGCTGTGATTCTTATGATATATCTGGTGTGGTTGTAGGTAAAGGATCTAATGGGGCTCTACATGGACTTACTAAATTTAATATGGATAGTGCACCAAGTAATGAGTTTTTTTTAGAATATATAGCTCGACCACAAACTGCTGAAATATTTTTTGAAGAAGTATTGATGGCTTGTGTATTTTACGGAATGCCTATACTTTGTGAAAATAATAAACCTCGTTTATTGTATCACTTTAAAAACAGAGGATATAGAGGGTATTGTTTAAATCGTCCTGACAAAACATATAACAGATTATCTAAAACAGAAAAAGAATTAGGCGGAATACCCAACACTTCTGAAGACGTAAAACAATCTCATGCTTCAGCAATAGAATCATATATTGAAAAACATGTAGGTATTGATTTATTGGGGGATTACAGGGATCAAGATGATATGGGCAGGATGTATTTTCAAAGAACTTTAGAAGACTGGGCTAAGTTTGATATCAGTAATAGAACTAAGTTTGATGCAGCTATTAGTTCAGGATTAGCTATTATGGCCAACCAAAAACACTTATACACCCCATCTAAAGAAAAATCAAAAATAAGTATTAACTTTGCAAGATATAATAATAAGAATACACTAAGTAAAATAATTACATGAAAGCAGTCACTATAAATATACAATCAGCTGCCTTCCCAGATCAATTTGTGTCCGATGCAGATAAAAAGAAAAAAACTTTTGGACTACAGGTAGGTCAAGCAATACAATATGAGTGGTTTAGAAAGGATGGCATGAATTGTAGATTCTACAATCAGTGGGCAGATTTTAACCGATTAAGGCTGTATGCAAGAGGAGAGCAATCAGTTGCAAAATATAAAAACGAATTAGCGGTAGACGGAGATTTATCTTACCTTAACTTAGACTGGTCCCCTATTCCTATTATACCTAAGTTTGTTGATATAGTAGTAAACGGAATGGCTGATAGATTATTCAAAGTGAACTGTCAGGCTCAAGACGCTATGTCTGCAGAAAAGAGAAGTGAATTTCAAAAAATGATTTCGGTAAATGTAGCTGCTCAAGATTTATTTCATCAAGTTGAAAAAGATTTTAAAATGAATGTTTTTCAAGTAGATCCTAAAACGCTTCCTCAAAGCGATTCCGAAATGGAGTTGTATATGCAGTTAAATTATAAGCCAGGAATAGAGATAGCTAATGAAATAGCTATTAATACAATGCTTGAAGAAAATCACTATATTGATATTAGAAAAAGAGTAGATTATGATTTAACAACTATAGGTATAGGTATTAGTAAGCACATGTTTCAAAAAGGAGATGGAATTAAAGTTGAGTATGTTGATCCTGCAAATGTAGTTTATAGTTATACTGAAGATCCTTACTTTAAAGATTGTTTTTATTGGGGAGAACTTAAAACTGTTCCTATCACAGAAGTATTAAAGATTAATCCAGATCTAACAACAGAAGATTTAGAAGAGATATCTAAATATAGTCAAGCGTGGTATGACTACTATAATACTGCCGCTATTTATGAGAACAGTATGTTTGCAAGAGACACCTGTACGTTATTATTTTTTAATTATAAAACAACTAATAGTTTTGTTTATAAGAAAAAACAAACTGCAGAAGGAACTTTTAAAACAGTAGAGAAAGATGATCAATTTAACCCTCCTGAAGAAATGATGGAAGAAGGTAATTTTGAAAGGGTAGAAAAAAGAATTGATGTATGGTATGACGGGGTTATGGTAATGGGAAGTAATATGTTGCTTAAGTGGGAAATGATGGAGAATATGGTTCGTCCTAATTCTGCTAATCAACATGCTATGGCTAATTATGTAGCATGTGCTCCAAGAATGTATAAAGGAATTTTAGACTCTTTAGTAAAAAGAATGATTCCTTTTGCAGATTTAATTCAAATAAGTCATTTAAAATTACAACAAGTTGTTTCTAAAGTGGTTCCTGATGGTGTTTTTATTGATGCTGACGGTTTAAGTGAAGTGGATTTAGGAACGGGGAATGCTTATGATCCTTCAGATGCTTTACGATTATACTTTCAAACAGGTAGTGTGGTAGGTAGAAGTTACACTCAAGATGGAGAATATAATAATGCAAAAGTTCCAATTACTCAGCTAACATCTAATAGTGGTAGCAGTAAGATGCAAATGCTTATAGGTAATTATAACCACTACTTAGGAATGATAAGACAAGTAACTGGATTAAATGAAGCCAGAGATGCCTCTACTCCTGACCCTAACTCTTTAGTGGGCGTTCAGAAATTAGCAGCGTTAAATTCTAATGTAGCTACGAGGCATATTCTTAATTCAAGTTTATATATAACCAGAACTTTAGCTGAAGCTCTTTCAATAAGGACTGCAGATGTTTTAGAATATGCTGACTTTAAAGATGAGTTTGCTATGCAAATCGGTAAATATAATTTAGGAATTATAGAAGAAATTAGAAATTTATATTTATATGACTTTGGTGTATTTATTGAAATGAGTCCTGATGAAGAAGAAAAACAACAGTTAGAGGCTAACATTCAAGTGGCATTAAAAATGGGAGGAATTGACTTAGAGGATGCTATTGATATTAGAACTATTAATAATTTAAAAATGGCCAATCAATTATTAAAAGTCAAACGTAAACAAAGTGCTGCTGAAAAGAAAGAAGCAGAAATGCAAAAGCAGGCTATGCAAGGACAGCAACAACAAGCTCTTCAGAAACAAGCGGCTCAAGCTAAAATGCAACAAAGTCAACAAGAGATGCAGGCAAAGATTCAAATTAAACAAGCGGAAATTGCTTTTGAAATTGAAAAGCAAACTAATGAGGCTGAATTAAAAAGAAGATTAATGGATGTTGAATTTAACTACAACATGAAATTACGAGGCTTGGACCAACAACAAGTAGACATGCGAGAAAAAAGTAGAGAAGAAGGTAAATCTGAGAGAATAGCTGAGGGTAATACTCAACAATCTAAAATGATTGAACAAAGAAAAAACAATTTACCAGCTATGAATTTTGAGTCTAATGAAGATAGTTTAGATGGATTTGATTTAGCAGAATTTAATCCCAGATAGTGCTTGAAAAAATAATTAAATAAATATTAACTTTGCATAAATTAAATTAAATAAAATGGAAGACCAAAAATTTGTAGTAAAAGAAGTAACAGGTATTGAACAAAAATCAACTCAAGAAATAGAAAAAGCATTACTTGAGAAACATGAGGAAAAGTTTTCAGATTCAAAAGAGGAAACTATAGTTCCAGCTGTTGAAGAAAAAATAGAGGATTCATCCTCTGAAGAATCTAAATCAGACGGGTTAAATGATGAAAGTATTATTTCTTATATAAAAGAAAGATATGATAAAGATATATCTTCAGTAGATGAGTTGTTTTCTACAACAAAAACTAATGAAGAATTACCTGAAGATGTTTCGGCATACTTTGAGTATAAAAAAGAAACTGGACGTGGAATTAATGATTTTGTAAAATTACAGCAAAATTATGATGATATGGACAGCGATAAGGTGTTGTCTCAATATTATTCTCAAACTGAAGAAGGTTTAGATAGTGAGGATATTAAAGACTTAATGCAAGACAAGTTTGGTTACGATGAAGATTTAGACGAGCCAAACGATATTAAGAAAATTGAGAGAGCAAAAAAGAAAGAACTTGTAAAGGCTAAAAGGTTTTTCAATGAACAAAAAGATAAATACAACACTCCTCTTGAGTCAAGTGGGGGTGGATTATCTGACGAGGACAAAGAAAAATTTAGTAGTTATAAAAGTTATATAGAGGAGTCTACCAATGCTCAAGATGCACAAAAGAAAAGGTACGATTATTTTTTAGATAAGACCGATCAGGTCTTTAACGATGAATTCAAAGGTTTTGAGTTCGCTGTCGGAGAAAATAATTTTACATTTAAACCTGGTGATGCTAATGAACTAAAGAGCAAACAATCAGATGTTAACACTTTCGTAAATAAATTTATGGATAAGGAGACGGGTTTGATGAATGATGCTCAAGGATATCATAGGGCAATGTCAGTAGCTATGAATATTGATAAATTTGCTGAATTTTTCTACAATCAAGGAGTAACTCAGACTGTAGATAGTGTAAGTAAAAAATCTAAAAATATTAACATGGAAATGAGGAAAACCCCAGTTTCATTAAATAGAGATGGATTACAAATCAAAGCTATAGGTGATACAAGTAGCGGTAGAGGACTCAAAATTAAAAGTATTAAAAAATTATAAACTAAAAAACAAAAAAAATGCCAGTAAATGCAGCCCCAGGGTTTGATCTTCAGCCAAGTGCGGAGAGAGTAGCCCTACCAAGTAATTACATTACCAACTTTGATTTCTTAAATCAGTATCTTCCAGATACATACGAGAAAGAATTTGAAAGATATGGTAATAGAACAGTAGCTTCATTCTTAAGAATGGTAGGCGCTGAAATGCCTTCTAACTCAGACATGATCAAATGGGCTGAACAAGGAAGGTTACATACTAAATACACTGATGTAACATTAGCAGTAACAGGTGCTACTGTAGGTGTATTAACAGTTCCTTTAGGATCGATAGTTCCAGCAGGATCTAACATTGCAGTAAGAATAGGTCAAACTATTTTTATATCTGATAATACTCCAGGATCTATATTGCAAAATAAAGCAGTTGTAACAGGCGTAACAGCTAACACAATTACTGTAGCATTCTACGAAGCTTTATCAGTAGTTCCAGCAACTCCATCAACATTAACTATAATGATTTATGGTTCGGAATTTGCTAAGGGAACTCCAGGAATGGTAGACTCATTAGAGGCTAACGATGTATTCTTTGACAACAAACCAATTATCATTAAAGATACTTACGAAGTAAGTGGTTCTGAAATGGCACAAATTGGATGGGTTGAAATTTCTACTGAAAATGGTGGATCAGGATACTTATGGTACATGAAGTCTGAGCACGAAACAAGATTAAGATTTGAGGACTACCTTGAAACTGCAATGATTGAAGCTGTTCCAGCTGCAACAGGTTCTGGTGCAGAGGCTGCTCTTTCAACTGCTGCTCCTGCAGCTGGTGTAATTAACGCTGGTTCTGAAGGTGTATTCTTTGTAGTAGGAAGTAGAGGAAATGTTTGGGGTGGTGGTAACCCAACTACTTTAGCTGGTTTCGATACAGTTATTCAAAGACTTGACAGACAAGGAGCTATTGAAGAAAATGTTATTTTCTGTAATAGACAATTCTCATTTGATATTGACGATATGTTAGCTGCTCAAAACTCTTACGGAGCGGGTGGTACTTCATACGGATTATTTGATAATGACGAAGACATGGCTTTAAATTTAGGTTTTACAGGATTCCGTAGAGGATATGACTTTTACAAGTCTGACTGGAAATACTTAAACGATGCTACAATGAGAGGTGATATTGTAGGTGGAAACATCAACGGACTTTTAGTTCCTGCTGGTTCTACTTCTGTATATGACCAAGTGTTAGGAAAGAACGCTAAGCGTCCATTCTTACATGTTCGTTATAGAGCTTCTGAAACTGAAGATAGACGTTACAAAACTTGGATTACTGGTTCTGCTGGTGGTGCAAGAACATCTTCTTTAGATGCTATGCAAGTTAACTTCTTGAGTGAAAGAGCTTGTTGTACTTTAGGTGCAAACAACTTCTTCTTATTCCAAGACTAAGTAACACTAATTTAGGGGAGGAT